AGGCTGCCTTACGATGGCCCAGGACTGTTTGGCGAGCCGCTTCGAACTCGCTGCCAAGGATCTCGGCGGCTCCCTCGATGTTCTCGTGTCCACCCTCAAGCCTGAGGCCGAGATTCAGGTAAACAACCCCATCCAGCTCGAAGAACACGCCGCCGCACATCCACAGTGCGCCCGGGTTCAGGCCGATCGCCTCCCAGGCTTCGTCCATATCGATGCTGGCAGGGCAATGTTCCTTCCAGAGAGCCGAAAGGCGCTGATGCTCGGCGACCTGGGCGGCGCGCGCTTCCTTTGGCGTTCCTTTCGCGGGTTTGGCGCTGGAGCGCAGAGCGCGGTAATCGTACTGGTCGGGGCGGCACCAGTGCACGTCCAGTTCGCGACTATCACTGATTTTCACGCCGCCGACATAGCTCCGATTGCCCGACCTCATCGGCGAGGCCGCACCACCAAACACCTGGCCAAGCTTGGCGCGCTGGGCATCCCACTCTTTACGTTTGGCTTCCCAGGCGATCACTGCGGCAACCACGGTCGGCGCTGTCGTTTTGTACATGTAGTTGCTCATGGATTATCTCCAGTCAGGCGCCGCCCTCCGTGGACCGGATGCGCAGCGTGGGGTAGGGGTTATTCGTCGTGACAGATGCGAAGGGCTTCGCGGTTGTAGGCCAGCTCAAGCTTTGCGCGGCACGATTCGGAAACGGTTATTTCGTGTCGCGGGGCAGAAAGGAACTGAGCGGATCCAGCCGGGCCCAGGCCATGCAGATGGTGAATCATCAGCGTCATGGCCTCGCCCTGTTCCTCAATGCCGTTCCAGGCCATCAGGTCAGCCAGGGCTTGGCGGGTTCCGGCCAGCGTGTGCAGCCGCAACTCCTCTTCGCCGCGGCTCTTTCGCTTCGCCGCGGTCTTTGCTGACCGGTCTTTCTGAGCTGCAGCCATGGCTCAATCCTCCTTGTTCTGCTTGCCGAAGCAGGCCGGCTCTGGCCCTTTCCCGCTCTTCGGATACTCGATGCCGAACTTCTCCAGCAGCCGGTCGAAGTTCTTGTACGTGGACTGGATGCTTTCCCGGGCCTGGTTCCGCGTGAATCCTCGAGCTTTGAAGTCCCGAATCATTTCAGCGTGCCGGGCGTCCCGTGCCTCGTCGATCTTCCCACTCCTGTTGGCATGTACCAGTGCTGGCTGGAACTTGAATCCGCCTTTCGTGGCGAGCCTGTTGAGCTCCCGGAGCGGAAACCCAGTGCGGAGCACCGCCTGGGCATAGGTCATGGTCTGGGCGAGCTGGCGGACGTATTCGAGCTTTTCGGCCCGCTCTTTCTCGCGCTTGATGACTCGCTCCTCCCGCTCAATGTCCCGCTGGGCCATTTTGTCGATCCACTTCTGTCTGACCGGCGCGGCCTTCTTCGGCCTAGCGACCTTCTTCCGTGGCGGCGGCTCATGCCGTGGCGGTGGCGGCTTGAAGGACGGTCCTTCCAGAACCTCAATAGTCCCTCCTTGATTAAGGAAAGCGGCTTTCGCCGCCTCCAGTCCGGCTTGGCGGTCGTATCCTTGCTGGATGAGTGCGTCCATATCAGGCACCGTTTAAATGGTGATGAGGGGCGAAAGGGATGTCGTCGTCGAAGCTGTCGAAGTCCGGCGGCGCGCCTTGCTGGCTGTTCTGCGGCGCCGCTTGCTGCGGCCTGGGCTGTTGCTGGCGCTGGCCGGTGGGCCGCTGCTCGTTCGTCCCGGCCTGGCGGTGCGCTGGGGAGCCCAGCAGCTGCATCGTGCCGCGCATATCGACGTGCACCTCAGTGCTGTAACGCTTGATGCCGTCCTTTTCCCATTCGCGGGTTTGCAGCTTGCCTTCGACGTAGACCTGGGTCCCTTTCGTGGCGTACTGGCCGGCTATCTCGGCAACCTTTCCGAACAATACGACGCGGTGCCATTCGGTCTTCTCGACCTTTTGGCCGGTCTGCTTGTCTGTCCATTGCTCGCTGGTAGCCAAGCTCAGATTTGTGATCGCGTTGCCGTTGGGCAGGTAGCGAACTTCTGGATCCTGGCCGCAAGTTCCCACCAGGATGACTTTGTTTACTCCACGGGCCATGGGGCCTCCTATGCGGCGATGCCGAGCACTTTATTCATGCGCTCGTCGAGGATTTCGTAGAAGGTCTTCACCCTCTCGGCGATCTTCCGGATCATCACTTCGTCCCGATACATGCGTTTCACGAAAAGTGGCATGCCGGGCCAGTAGCTGATGAAGTCGATCCATTCACGCTCCGACACCCACAGGCCGCCCTGGCACTGAGGGATGTGCTCTTTCGGAACCTCGTCGGCCAGAATTACGCCTACCTGGAATTTCGGGAGCTTTGTCTTGATTTCGATCAGTCCGTGGTCACCGACGAGGCCGTCAGGCGAGTAGCCGATGCCGTGATTGAGGATGATTCCGACCTGGGTAGCCGAAACCTCTTCGCGACCCTCGTAGAGGCTGCGCGCAACCAGTTCTTGCTCATGCCCGCGGATGGTCGCCTTCGTCTGGAACGGAATCTCAGCAGCCTCCTCGGTGATGCGCTCACCGATGAGCTGATCCATATAGGTGAATGCCGCCACACCAAAGCCGGCCTCGCCCTTGCCGCTGACCAGCAGGCAATCCAGTTCGGACGCCGTTGCGATGCCCAGGCGCAGGGCAAGCCATTCAGGCGTGCCTTGCTCGATATCAGTCACGATTTTCATTTACGGCCTCCGCTGCTTTGATTGCCTTGTTGAGCTGGGCGGTGAGGATGTCGTGGCGAGCCTTGGGCACGCACTCGGGCGTTCCGTATTCGCCGACGAACCAGTCGCGGGTCTTCTCAGTGCAGCGAGCAAGTAGGGCGCTGATCGCGCTGGCTTGGGCTGCGGTCACGTTTGCTGTCGGTACAGCCGCATGGCCGTCGTCGTCTTCGCCGCGCGTGGTGATGTTCAGCAGAGCCGACATGACGTAGCGCTTGCCGTAGCTGGTGGATGAGCCCACGGCCTGCACAGCGTTCTTGCTGCCGCTGGTGTCGAGCGGCAGCAGCATTGTTGTGCTTTCCCGGTGACCGGCGCGGTGCATGAGGATTCCGGTCACGCTCAGACCCGCCGCGACGTTCTCAACCTTGAAGGTGATGGCGAAGCCGTGGGTCTGCATGATCGGCTTGATCACGTCGTTGATATCTTCGAAGGTCGCGTAATCGCTACGCTTCTGGCCGTTAACAACAATGGCACCGCGTTCGGCGATGCTTGGGATGTCGCTTTGCATGGCAGCCATCGCGGCGTTGAACTCCGCTTCGGCGTCCCGCGCCTGCATCCGCTCATGCATGACCAGTAGCCGTTCCATTTTCTCGATGTCGCAGGTCGGGTCGGCGGCGGCCCGGCTGATAACAGCCAGGATGCTACTGTCCGATTTGATCGGCGCCACGGCCTGGCGGCGTTGTTCCGGCAAGATGATGTCCTGGGCCATGGTCGGCTCCTCAGTACTGGATGAAGATTGCGGGGATCTTGCGCTGGGCGATCAGAGTGATTGCCTGCTTGGCGCATTCCTCGGTCATGCCGCCGGCGCACTTCTTCCTGCCACACTTCCAGGGTGTCCCGTACGCGCTTGCGCTCGGCGTCGATCTTCTTCGGGACTTCCTTCAGGTCCGCCACCAGCTTTTTGCCCATATCATCCAGGGCAGTCTTGGAGCGGGCGACCGCGTAGGCCATTGAGGCGATTGCATCACGCCCCTTGCGGGTACTGATGTCCGGTGTGAAACCGTCGATCTTGTCGCGGATCTGTTGAAGCCATGGCTCCAGGCCGTTCGGCGTGCTGTAGACGGCCAGGGCGGTTTCGGCGGGCGGCACTACGGCCAGTTCGGTATTTGCGGACACGAGCGAATCCTTGCCACGACGTGCGCAGCGCTTGAAGGTGTGAGTTAGGAGGTGATGCGGTCGGCGAGGGCGCTGAGCAGCATCATGAAAGTCCAGAAGGTGATGGCCGAGAACGACCCGCGCCAGATCAGGAAGCGCCTGGCGCGCTGACGGGCAGTCACCGCAGCACCTGGGACAGCTGAGGCGGCTGGCATACCCCGCGGCCTTCTTGCTGGGTCATGTGGTCGAGCATCATCAGAAGAACGGCGGTGCCGAGGATCCAGTACATGGCTTTCATGGCGCCACCTGCTTGCGGTAGCCGGCGTCAATCATCGCTTCGACTGTTGCGACGACGATATTTCCGCGAACAAGGTCGTTGGGGAATTGCTGCTGCCCGGCCTTGATAGCCGTCAGCGCGTTACGGATGTCGTGTAGGCGCTGATCCGCCGCTATCTGCTCGGGCGTGCGGATGGGGCGGAATGAAAGCTCGCGAAGAGGGCGCGACCACTCGCAACCCTCTTTATCTCGGAAAAACGCTTTCGCCTGCCCAACGCAAAGCAAAGTCACCGGCTGCCAGTCGATTTCGAAATAGGTTTCGCGATGCATTTCGCACACCGCCCCAACAGGCGGCAGGCCTTCGCCGGTCCACGGCTCGGGACGATGCTCGATGCTCTTGAAGGCGGTGCGAGCGAAGGCCGTTTCGTACGACCACGGCACAACGCCACCATTTCCTACCAGATAGCTGTAGCCTTCATCGCCGAGCCATGCTTTCTCGTTGTAAGGGTTGGTTGCCAGCTCCTGCGCCCAGTCCGGCGCCCTGCTCCAGTCGATAAT